CTACAGACTGGACTAGTCTGGCAAAACACGACCTTCTCAAACTGGTACACCGGGTCTTCTGTGACAATGTTGAAGCCAAACTCTAAGAAATATTGCTTCAATATAGCCAACTTATGAAGGGATTCTTTCTCCATGAACATCAGGCAATCATCACCATTATTAGCAAAATCAATGTCAACACCCACATGATCAATAAATGACTTAGCCATCAAGCACATAAGAAACTTGTTGCCAAGTGATGTATTCATATCACCTGACATCCGAGAACCATATTTGACATATTTCAAACTCCCATCAGTAGCTGTAGCAAATCCGACATTGCGGATTTGCCATTTAAGCAACCTATTAAGCTCTTTACTGTGGAAGATCATGTCATATAATTTATGCTCAAACTCTAGTGCTTGGACAGAGACATGTTGATCAAAGCGAGAAGCATCTAACCCTACACATACAGGGTTAACAAATCTATCCCTTTTTGCTTTCAACTTCTCAGCCTGTGTGTATGCATTGTATTCACTCATAATGGTGGGGCCGCCGAACAATTTATCTATAGCCTTATAAATCACTTTCTCGACCGGCCGTAAATAACGCCCAACTTCCACGTTATACCTTGGATGACGTGGTTGTATAACTCGTGGAGCTGGGTCGGGCTTTAAGCTCATATTAATTTTCTCGGCCTTCACGAACGTCTTAAGGTAGGCATCCCGGGGGCGGATTGGAGATATTTCCAACCCGTCTACAGCTCGTTGATAAAGGTTGTTGCGTGGTCCCTTGTAGAATCCGACAAAATCTTGTCTAGACACAGGGGATTGCCAACCAACCAACTTAGCTATAGTGCGACGATAGGATCCTAACCTCCCAACAAACACTTCGGGCAAAGGTTTCACCGGTTCATGCAATTGTTTGTCGGTATATAGCACACGCTCTCCAATCCCGCGCAAAAGATTGGCTAGAGTGTTATTGTGCGTGGTCATCTCGTGGCCAGTAACGAGATGAGCCAAGGTCATAATTTTCCTGGCCTTGGGTACCCCGGATTTTTGGGCAACTATACCTGGGTATGTACCGGGAGTAGTATCATACCCTTGCCCCTTCCGTGGGCACCACTAGGGGAGGGTGGGTATTCCACCCAATTCATCCCTAATTCGTGTCCGCTCCTGATATACC